CAAAAGAGGTAAGACACATCCGGCTTGATCGCAGGATGGCGAACCGATCCGATCGATATGTACGATAAGATATTGGAAAAAAAGAGAAGTTATTCTCCGTCGCACCCATGATGGACTGGACGGATTCCCTTAGAAAATAAGGGACTGAGTCGGAATGTTTACCAAAATCCGTACCGGATTCGGGTAGTTGATACGCGAAAAGCCCGCCGCCCTTTCGAGCGACGGGCCGTAGTTCACTTCCAGTCCAGCTTAGCCAGAGCCGAATCCACGACCGCAGGAGCAAGGCCGGCCTCTTTCGCCTGCGCATATGCCTGCACGATGGCAGTCAAAGCACGGGCCGAACCGCCAGCGTCGAACGATTGCGTCGGCGTCATGCAATCAATCGAGACCGTGCTGCCGAGCTTTTCGCTCGCTTCCTCGGCCAAGAGTTCCGCAATCGGCTGGAGCGTCCATTGCGCAAGGTGGCGCTGCGCTTCCCGTACAAGCGGGCCAGTGGTCGCCGCGTTGAACAGGCCGGGCAGCACGCCAAACGCGCCGCAGATGCTATCGCGGGCCGCCGCAAGACTTTCGATTGACATGGAACGCTCAATGTCCGGCGTCACGTCCGCAGGCTTCCAGTCGACGGCCGGAGCCGGTCCACCAGCCGCAGACACGTTGACGCTTTCCCGGAGCAGCACGCGACCACGCTGGCCACGGAAGGACCGGCCAAGGGTCGTCATGTCGGTTTCCGGGCCTTCCGGGTATGGCACGATTTGCGAGCCGAGCGGTGCGTTTTCGTACACCTCGGCCAAGGCGCTTTCGACGGCCTGCAACAGGCCAGCGGTAAGCGATGCGCGCCGCAGCGGTGCAGTGCCCAGCCATGGTGCGGCCGGGTCGGCACCGATACGAAGATGCAAGACCTCGCCGGCAAGCGCCGTTTGCGTCGTTCCGCCACCGGCTTCCGAGACAGAAACGCGATAGGCGCGCGGCACGCCGTCCTTGGTCGACAAATCCCAATCCGAACAGGGAATGAGCTTATCGCGGATAAGGAACACCGCTTCGCCCCGCAGCGCCACAGAGCGCGCCAGCAGGGCCAAGGAACGCCGGTCTAGTAGGTCTGTGCCGTCAACCTGGGCAAGCGCCATAGCGCCCTCCCATAGGCTAATGCAGGACTGTGCCGTGCCGGTCAGTTCGCCGATGCCACGCCGACCGGAAATGTAGCTTTCCCGTGCTGCCATGATTTCAGCGGTGAAGCCGGATGCAGCCGAACGCTTTTCAACAGGAGAGCGTCGGAAGAAATCAAGAATCCCCATTAGACCCTCCTGAAGTTGCGGAGCAGGTCACCCGCACCGCTATTGGCCATGGACGCGGACGCCCACGACGCCGAACGGCTCTTGTCGACCGTGACCGAACCAGCCGTGACGCGCTCGCGGGTCGTGCCGGGCGAACCGCGACTAGCAGCAGCCATGTATTCAGCGAGCCGGCGGAAAGCCTCGTCGACAATCTCCGGAACCGAACCGCCGCCAACCGTGCCGGTGAATCGCCATGAACCGCCCGGCAGGCAATAGCCGCCAACCGGAGAAGGCGGACACGTTGCCGTCTCCCAATCGGAGCCGTTCCACCGCTCAACGGTCGAGATGGTTGCCGGCGCAAGCGGAGGCTGCCAATCGCCGCATTCGGTCACTATCCATTGAATCGACCGGGACGTGTAGCGGTAAGCGATATACGCCTCGATGCGCTGCCAGATTGCGTCAGCGTCCAGCGCAGCCGCAGCGGTCGACAAGCCAGACGGGGCGTCGGGATAAGATTCGGGCGTGCCCTCATCCTGTTTAATAGCAGCCGCCATCAAGCCCTCCACCTATTGAGAACGCGCCGGAAAGCATCGTGCTCGTTGTCCTGGGCAAGCTCCCACGACCGCGCCGCAATCTGTGCTGCGTCGTAAGCAGGTCGAGTCACCAAACTCACTTCAAAAAGGTCGGCCGCCGTAACGGTCCGCAACAGGCCATCGGCCGAGCGGGTTACGATGTCGCCACCGGACTGCACGCGGAAGCCGGGCGAAATGCCCTTTGTCAGGCCAGCCGCAAGGGCCGCCAAGGCATCGGTCGCCCAGCTAGTGGTCGCCGCAACGCGGGCCTCAATGTGCAGCGCGTCGTCGGCATCGCGAAGCGTCAAGCTGCCCGCTTCGGTGGACGCCAAGGGTTTTTCAGGGTCGTGGCCGGCAAGCAGAAACACATTCTCGCCAGCCTCGATGCGGGAGCGGAAAGCGCGAGCGGCAAACCGCTCCCGCCTTCCATTTCCGAGCGAGGTTTCAGCCCCGTAAGGGAAGCGCCCCGATAGTCTGGACGCTCCCCCTTCGGTGCGCACCTCGAACGAAATCGGGGCGCCGTAGAGCACTTACTCGCTGGCCTCGACGTTGATGGCCGTGAGCAGGTGAAGCTGCGCAGCCCGCAGAATATTCACGTCAGCCGTGGCGAGCGCGGTCAGGCGCAACATGCCCGACTGTGCGTCGCTGTAGGGGTCGCGAATGAGGTCGATACCGCCCCACAGTCCCACGACAATCGGCGCAATGCCGCCGGCCGAAGTCGTAAGCAGCGCAACCGACGTGTCGGGCGTGCCCGCCGTAAGCGTGGCGACGTTCGACAGCACGTTATTCGCAGCCGGGAAGTTCTTGACGTGGCGGTCCCACTCGCTGACCGCCGTGCCCGTGACCAGCGTGCTATCCATGAAGTTCCACGCTTGGGAGTGCATGAGCACCTTGACGTCGGCCGGGCTGTTCGCGGCGTTGGCGCCCATGAATGTCGCGGCAACCGCGCGGAAGATGGCCGACGAGGCGTCAGCCGAAACCGCCGTGGTGCCGTAGCCATAAGTCGACCGACCGGCGATGACACCCAGCGGCTGGCCGTTGGCGCCAGTACCGTTGAAGATGGCAGCGTCAAGCACCGTCTGCATCGTGCCGTTGATGTCGCGCCGCACGGCCGCCTCAAGGGCGTCTCCGGACTGCTTAAGCGACTTGCGGGTGAGCTTCACCTGAATGCCCAAATTCTGGTCGGGCGACAGGGTGCGCTCGGTCGTGGCGAAGGTGGTCGGGCCGGCAACGTTGGCCGTCTCGCCGTCCGCCCAGCCAGCGGTGATGCTGGACGTGGTGAGCGGATATTCAACAATGCCGGTGTCGATATTGACCATCTGCGCGCCCATGCGAGCCGCAACGGAGTCAGGGAACAGGCGGTCGATTACCGGGCGGACCTGCTTGGGGTCGAAGATACCGGAGGCGACGGTTTCGCCAGCACGGCGTTCAAGCGCGGCCCACGGAATCGGCATACCGCGGAAGCTGCCATTGGAACGCATTTCCTGCACGACCTCGGCGGTCGCGCCGTCGAGCGCGCGGCCCTCGTCGAGAGCAAGCACAACCTGGCGCAATTCGAACTTGTCGACGAGGTCGGCATATTCGCGGTCAGAGCGGGTTTCGAGGTCGTTGCCAGCTTCCCGGCGTTCCGCATCTTCCGCGATAAGCGCGGCGCGGTAGCGGGTCTCGTTCGAGCGGTATTCGGTATCGAGGTCGCCCATCTTGCGGGTTTCTTCCTCGCTCGGCTTGTCCTTGCCCACGAGTTCGGCCAGCGACTGCCGGATTTCGGACTGACGACGCTGAATAGTGGTAGAAGTAAGCATTAGATGCCTTTCTGTAGGAGTGTTGCCCAAGCTTCGCGCTCGGGCGATGGAAGTTGACCGCGTTCGGCCAATGTCTTCTGCAGATGACAGGCGACGCAGAGCGTCTTCAGGTTGCCCAAATCGTAGGCAAGCTCCGGCGCCAGTCGCACCGGGATTACGTGATGAACTTCTAGCCGGCCGCGCTCGCCGCACTCTTGGCATTTGAAATCGTCGCGACGGACAGCGGCAGTTCTAACCGGCCACCAGCGCCGATCGTGGTGCGCTACACCCAACTTGCCGCACGCAGCTTTTTGGCTGGCCGGGCCGACTGGCGAGCGCCTTCCGCGACCGCAAGCACGGTGGCCGCTGCCGGGTCGATACGGCCAAGGCTTCGGCCCTTCGCCAATTTGAGGTTATTGGCGGGATCCCGGAGGCAAACGGAATCGCCAAACGCGCTCCGCAAAAGCAAGGATGGAAGGGACTTCACCTTGCCGTCAAACACCGCTCTTTTGAGCCGGTCGATATCTTCGCTACCATCGCGCCAGCCGAAGCCGCGCCAAACCAGCGGTGCCCGAATGCCGGCCTTGTCGATGGCCTCGCCTAGTTCGGCTTGCTTGAAGCGGTCCATCGTCAATGCGGAGATGTGCTCGCCCTCGACGTGCTTGACGACACGTTCAAGCCAAGGCGCAACGGGCACCGTCTGGTCGCCCAAGGTCGACAACTCGCCGCGTTCGGCCATTTCCACGTACCGGCCAGACACGCCATCGGCCTGCCCGCGAGCCAGTAGGCCGGGCTTGCCGGGGAACGTGCCCAAGCATTCCAGCCGGCCGGTTTCAGGCCAGAAGAACGCCGCCGCCGTCATCGAGGCGGAACCGCCAAGGTCTATTCCGATGACCACCGGCCCTTGTCGCGGCGGAAGTTCGGACACCTCGCAGGAAAGCCATTGGTCGGTGGTAAGAAGCACGTCGCGGTCCTCGCCGCTGACACGCTGATTAAGGTTATAGAGCCGCCACGAAGTGAGCGCGCTGCCGCCCCTTTCCACCGCTCGCCGGGCTTGCTGTTGCAGCCATTCGAGGCTCGAACCAACGCCATATTCTGCGCCGGGGTTCGCCTTCCGTATCTGTTCGATATCGTCGGGAACGCAGCCGTCATCGGCCCGATGTTCCTGCCGGTAGATGCCGGGCTGGTCGTCATCCAGCCACCTAGAGAACGGATGCGAGTCATTGCTGGCGCTGGTCGATATAAGCAGCATCCGCCCGCCACGCTTGCCGAGACCAGACAAAAGCGCGTGTTCCAGGTCGTCGCCCTTGTCGAGCGGCCAGTGGCCGCGCTCATCCCCGATAACCAGCGTCGGGGAGGTGCCAAGAACGTTTTTGCCATCCGCCGCGATAACGCGAATGACATGCGGGCCGGTTTCGTCCTCAAATTCGATTTCGAGCCGGGGAGCTCGACGGAATGTCAGTCGCTTCTGGGTTTCTTCAGGCAGGGACCGAGCAAGGCCGGAAACATAATCCCAAACGATGCGCCCTTGGTCGCG